TCCTTGACCTTCACATCAATTGCTTTAATATTATCCGCCAATGAAACTGTCTTTTTTTCATCATCTGTCTGTTTGTCACTGCTGTCGTTTTCAGCTTGTTCTGTTTGTTTTTCTTCTGTCGATGTTTGTGACTCTTTATCTGATTCCTCGTCAGATGACTGTTCAGCCTGTAATGATGATGGTTCCTCCTCCGAAGTTTGTGGTTCCTGAGGATCCTGAGAATCTTCAGCCTGAGAAACAGGAGCGTCAGTTTTTTCATCGGAAGGCACCTCAGAGTCTGTAAATGAATTGGTATCAAGAACTTCTTGCTTATCTTCTTCTTTTATCTCTTCTGTCATTTCATATGTTTCAAATTCTGGCATCTCTGTAAAAGTTTCTTCAAACTTAAAATCATCTTCTTCAAATTTAAATGTATCTACATCTTTTAATTCATCCTTAATATCATTGTTTAAATCTAAAAGAGCAGTTTGCGTTGCACTATCAAGTGGTGGTACATAAGTATAACTTACAGTAAGACTTGGATCTTTTAAATCTGCACCATAGTGACCTGACGTTTGATTGGGTACACTAAAAGTATATTTTAAATTTACATCATAATCTTGTTGTGAGTTTGATCCAATAATTAATGTATCAGTCATGGACCCGTAACTACAACCATTCCATGTTGCACAACTTCCAGATAATGTTCTGTTTTGTGTAATGGTTTGTCCATTATCATCAACAGTTTTTATAGTTTGAGTTACAGATTGTGTTTCATTATTCCAAAACCAAACATTAGCTGATCCTGTAATACTAAAACCTTCGTTTAAAGATTCTTTGTTAATACCTTCTGCGTTTAAAGAAACAGAATCAGACTCAACAGTACCCCCATGGACACCAGCAATTATATTAGAACCATGATAAGTATTGCCCGTATTCGTCCAACCCGACGTAAAATCTGTTGATACAAGATTATTTGTTGTCTCTGTCGCTGAAATTGTAGGGATTAATATCGTCAGCAAAAGTGTTAATACGGTAAAGCGCATATCCTAATCCTATTGTTAATCCAATTAAATAAAGCCACATCATTTTTTACCGTTTATCTTTGTAGCTTTTTCAAATTCTTTATGAAATTTAATTTCTTTTTTCTTTTCTTCTTGTTCAATAATTTTTAATGATTTAGTATATTCTTCATAATCAGGTCTTAATTTGCCATATTTTTTCCATTCTTTTGTTGCTTCTTTACCAATTTTACCTTTGTATGGACATGGTGTACCTGCATTTTCCATAGCAGCAAAGACTCTTGCATCTTGACATAGTAAAGATACAGAAGCCACCTTCATACCTTGAGCAGATAATTCTCTTGCTAATTTAATTCTTTCACAATTTAAATCTCTTGTTGATTTACCACCTGATATACCAAACGTAAAAGTTTGAACTCCCATACTTGCACCAGTTGAACATATATCCATTCCAGAACCATTGAATCCTGGTGCATAAGCTGCGGGTGGTGCTGATTTTATGTTAGAAGTAGAATTATTAGTAGTAGTACTGTTAGAACTAGAGCCAGATTGATACGTCGTAGACGCTGAATAGCCTCCCTGTATCGACGTATTTCCGCCGCTAACATTCGATTGTGAAACGTCCGCATATGTGTAAGATGTGAATAAACACACCAATAGTGTAAGTAATATTCTCATAGTCCCTCGTCAAAATTATCTACAATATTATGTATGTAGGATCAACTAAATTCCCTGTAATCTTGGGTCATTAGAAGTTATGTTTTTCGTAGCCTTCGGCCTAGAAATAGAATCTAAACTTCTTTTTCTTAGTTGAGCCTTTGCAGAATTAGCTTTTCTTTTTTCTTCTAATTCTTTTTTTAAGTCCCATTTAAAATTCATAAGTCCTCCTAGTTAGGTGAACCTACTATTATAACAAAGTTTTAGATTTTTAGTAGCGTTATTTATGCTAGCCTAGTAACCAGTCTATGCATCGCTTCCACCATGGCTTCTTGCTGCTCGCCCCTAGAATTAATGGCTCACAGTCACAATTATCACAAATACAGACATCGCATTTATTACTACTTACATAGTAACCTTGTCCCATACAGTGACACTCGTGATTACAGACGTTACAGTATTTTTTATTTAGACTCATTTTTTTCCTCCAGGTCGTAGAACATTCGATCAGAATCCTCAGTTACCCAATCTGGTCCTTCCACTTCCCAAACGGTATTTTGGACCTTATAGTCAGGCCAAGATGTATCAGTAGTATAACTATTACAGTGCCACAAAATACGATTATTAGGCTGAGCTGCATAATTCCCGTTATCAAGAGCCAGTATATGCGCACACTTGTGTTCTTGAGGAATCTCAGAATGTTCTGTATTAAGGATATTACTCTCCGGATGACCCCAGTCAATGGTAAATAAATATTGTCCTGGGTAAAATTTTTTATCTTTACCACGAAATTTTCCATTTAAACCGCTTAAAAAATCAAAGCAATGAACACTAGGATAATAGCTAAAACAATTCCACAGTTGAAGGAAGTCGACCTGCATATCAGGCACCTTGCTTCGTGATAAATGTTTTTGGAAAAACGCGGATATAGGCAATCTCCAAAAGCATGCACCATTTGGTAACAAGATATTAAAAAGGATCGCACGTCCACTAATGCTGGTGATACCGAAGATAACACATTCTTCATCTTCACCATGATGTTCTTTAAAATCATATAAATACTCCTTTCGAACCTTGCAATAAATAGGTGGAATGTTTGCATTTAAATACGACATGTGTTCTCCTGTTAACCATTTATATCACCCCATGTATTACCAGATTCATAATCTACCTTATTGGGAACAGCTAGTGTAACAGCATTTTCCATAATCTCAATAATCTTTTTAGCTTGTTCTTCCGATTCAACAGATATGTCTAGTTCATCATGGATTTGAATATGGGGTATAACACCTTCTTGATATAAATCTAGCATAGCTTTTTTAGTCATATCAGCGGCTGATCCTTGTATAAGTTTATTTAAAGCTTTGTATGTAAAAGCTCTTTTTATTCTTCCTCTTCCATAGGTTCTTTCAGCTTCTTCCAACGACATAGGAGTATGCATACCAAAAGTATTTGGTTCCCATTTATTAAAACGACATCTTCGTCCTAACAATGTTCCTATTGAACCAGACAACTGAGCGTGCTGAGAAGTCCGGTTCATTAGTTCACGAACAAAAGGAACATTTTCATGATACTGATTAAAAAGATTTTCTGCTTCTGCTTTTGTAGATAAACCAAGTTCTGCTTGAAGCTTAGCTTTACCCATACCATAGAATAATCCTAAATTAATTGTTTTAGCATTACTTCTAGATATCCCTGCCATATCTGCAACAGTCTGGTGAAAGTCTACAGAATCATTTTTAAATTTTTCTACAATTTTTGTAACTGAATCATCATACATAATTGGATCTGTTGTTGCTGCATAATGTACAACTAATCTTGGTTCTTGTTGTGAATAGTCAAAACATCCCCAGGTATGATTTTCTTCTGGAATAAATAATGATCTAATCTTTGGTCCTAAATCTTTATTTCTTGCAGGAATTTGTTGTAAATTTGGATTGCTATAACTAAATCTTCCTGTTACAGTTCCGCCTTGATCAGACCTGATAGGATTTATATCTGCATGAATTCTACCACGATGTTCATGTTTTAAAATTGTATCAATAAAAGTTGTGTGAGCTTTATTAATTTCTCTTGCTTTTGCAATCTTTTGTACTAAGGGGTGATTATGTTCAGAAAGGAAATTTTTAGTAAATGATGGCGCGTTTGATTTCAAAGTTCTTTCGTAGTGTAAATCTAATTTGTCAAAAACTTGCGCAATGGACCTGGCTGCCCATATCTGTGTATCAACTCCTGTTTGCTTTTTTATTTCTAATAATAACGCTTGTTCTTCTTGCACCATTGACTGTTTTAATTGGTGTGCAGCTTCTACGTCTACTCTCACTCCTTTAAATTTCATATCAATTAAACAAGGAAAGAGTTGTGTTTCCAGGTCAAATATTTCTGATAGGTTTTGTTTTTGTATTTCTACAGATAATATTTTAAATAATTGTAAAGTAAGTTCAGCATCTTTTTCTGCATAAGCACCTACATACATAGCAGGTAGTTTATACATTTCAGATTTAGCATCTACTCCAGCAGCTTCTGCAGCTTCTTTCAAACCTTTTTCATCTTTAACTTCTCTTAAATATTCATAAGCAATACTATTTAATGTATATGATAATCTATTCTCATCAATCAAAGATGACATCACCATGGTATCAACAATAAACCCATTGATTTGAATATTATATGCCCTTAACCAACACACATCATACATTGCATTATGAAATATTTTTGTGTTAGGTGCTTTACAAACATCTTTAATATAATCTAAAACAATTCTTTTATCTAAATTACCTTCTCTATGTCCAATAGGATAATAACCAGACCAACCTTCAACAGCTAATGCAATACCAATAATTTCACCTTCCCCAATGACTGCACCTGATCCTCTTGATTTTAAATTTGGATCTCTAGTTTCTAAGTCAATTGCAACATAATCATATTTTGATAAATCTGGAAAAGTATCTGGACAGGTCCATTCTGTTTGCGCTGTAAACATTTAAACTCCTAGCATAAAATAAAAAATACAAATGCAAGTAAGTAAACCTAAATCATAAACAGTCGTCACATCAAAATTAATCACTTTGTATCTTTCAACTTTTTAATTTCTAATTCACAATAATGAATTATTTTTTGTAAATCTTCTATGCCGTTTTTATTTTTATAACGACACACATATTTTATAACGTTTCCCTGGAAGAAAGACAAGTCATTCTTAGAAATAAACTCATAAGGTTGAATGTGAAAAGATTTATAATGTTTCCCTCCAACCTGTCTATCTTGTGGAAAGGTATCTTTAAATATATCTTTATGCGTCATATAATTTCTTCTCCTATATTGTATTGATATTCATAACCTTGATTCATTATGAATAAGTTTTGTTTTGCTCTTGTTACACCAACAAAAAATAATCTATGTTCAGTGTCTTTATTTACTTGCGCTGCTTCGTAAATAATTCTTTCTAGATCTGTAAATAAAATTACGTTTTCTGATTCTTCACCTTTAACAGAATGTATAGTTGATAATTTTATTCTTGCAGGTTTACTTAGATCCTCGCCGCTCGTTATTAGATCCTTGATATAATTTGTTTGATATTCTTTAAACCTGAGCGCAGTCCAATCTCCATGGGCTATAAGACCATGTTCCATTCTTAGTTCATCCATATCAACTGAATCAATATTAGTTAAAGACTTGCCACTAGAAAATCCATACTTAACATCTCCTTTATCAAATCTTAAAAATTGATATATGTTTTGAGCTTCTTCACCAGAAATACTGGCACCTTTATTTAATCGGTTCCAATCATTAATGGCTTTAATTATTTCTAAAGGCAATAAGTCATTGAATTTACAGTCAAATCTGTAACCAAGATTTTGAAATAATGGGACCAATTGTTTCATTTGATCATTAGTTCTAGTTAAAATCATCCATTGACCTGTTGAAAAATCAATATCTTCTATCTCTAAATTCTCTATAACCTTACCTTCAGCTTCTCTTGGCTCCCAAGTTTTCTCTCTTCTTTCATCTATATTTTCTAAAATAGATATTGCCATTTTGTGGATCTGACGAGGAACTCTTCTTGACAAAGTTTGGTGATCTGCTGTACCTTTTAAATTAATAAACGTTTTAGGGTCAGCACCTTGAAACGCATAAATAGCCTGATCGTCATCCCCTGCAACGAAAGATCTCTCACATTGAGATTCAATGTAAAAGAACATCTCCCATTGCAAAGGATTCAGATCCTGGGCTTCGTCGAGGAAAATTACATCGAGGGACGGACATAATCTTTTCTCTACGAAATCGGAAATCATGTCTGAGAATTCAAACATGTTATAATCTCTTTTGTAGTCAATGATATCTTGATTGATTTGTTCTAATAAAGGTTCACTAATATAATCAATCAAATCTAATTTTATTGCTGCATCTTGCAGTGATGTTTTTGTTGAACGAGAATATTCTATAATTTTCATATATTGATTTTTATATTCATGAAAACCATTTTCTCTTTCTATTGTTTCAAAATGCATATCTGTATGTCCATATTTATTTTTAAATGCATTCCAGTTTTTATCTTTTAATAATTGTGCGTTTGTATCTATGTTCAACATTTTAGTTCCCATAGAATGCATGGTTGATATCCAATCAAATTCAAAAGTTGGATATTCTTTTTGTATTCTTTCTCTTGCTTCATCTGCTGCAGCATTACT